GTATGAATGTATAATACAGAAGAACCTCCCTTTTTGGGGGAGGTCATGTGCCGCTTTTTAAAGTGGCTCAGTCGTGCTTTTGCTTGTCGGAGTGCTTGCGGTTTCAATTTCCGTTTCTGCTCCTTTTTAGAGTGGTGTTGCCAGTTGGGAAGTTTCATTCGCCTTGTGCTTGTGGGGACAGATTACTATCTGTATTTACGGAAGTCAAGGAGTCCAGTTGAGAAAGTGTCCTATTCTTATATCTGTTTAGTGCTGCCTGTCTCATTTTTTCTTTTGCTTCTGGTGAGTGGGTTTTACCTTTCATAGGATTATTTTCACTCATTTTTAAACTCATATTTTTTTTAAACTCATCACTTTGAGTTTTACCATACATTCCATTTTTTTCTCCAGAATTTTTTCTTCTGGGATCACCTTTCATTTTTTCAATAGTTTCTTGGGAATGTTTTTTTCCCAACATAGGTGGCGTCTTTTCTTTTAATTTTTCTATTGTTTCTAGGGAGTGTTTCCAACCAGAATTTATAGTCATTCCTCCACCACCAGAAGAAACATTTAATAAATTAGAATTTTCAGAAATATACTTTATTTCCAAATTTTCAATATAAGAAGCATCTTCACTTTGCTCTAAAATAGATAATTTAAAATTTTCAATTCCATATTTTCTAATAGAGTTGTAAAATTTAGGACAATCATTTTTCTTCTTTTCAGTTTTATAGGCATACTGATGCTTTTTCCACCTTTCTTCTGGTTTAAGAGAAGTTATACCAATGTATTTTTGTCCCGTAATTTTATTTTCAATACAATATAAACTATACACTGAACTAAATGAGAACTGAATTATAATTATTTATAAAATATTATAATTCAGTTTTATAAGAGAATCCACTTTTCTTTTCAAATTTAATTGTGCGTTCAAACTTGTCCTGAAGATCTGTTTTATGAGAGATTACAAAAACATTAATGTCTTTAATAACATATCTAATAATCTTTAAAAATTCATCAGCACCAAATCCATCAAGAGAAGAATCAAAAACTTCATCAAATAAAAGAATATTACAATTTACAGAATTTTTGACTCTTGCCACTTCTCTCCAGGCAAACAATAAACTCAAATCAATCCTTGCCTTTTCACCTTCACTGAAAGAACTGTAAGAAAAATCTTCGTGAATAGGTGACTTAACACTCTCATTAAATTCAGAATCCAATTCAAAATTAATATAAAAATCCATCATCTGTAGGTAACGATTCACCTGCTGATTTATGAACGGAAGATACTTCTTGATGATCTTCGTCTTTACGCCATCGTCCTTGAGTAAGGAATAGGCAAAATCGTAATAAACGATTTCTTCTTTTTTCTTTGAGAGGTCTTCAAATGTTTTTTGGAGATTGGTTTGAAATTCTTCTAACTTCTCATGCTCAGTATTTCTGTTTGCAAGGTTTTGGGTAATAGTTTGAATTTCATGTTCAAGGTCTCTGATTTGTCTCTGGTTGAGGGAAATCCGAGTATTGTTTTGAGAAATCTCATGGTTGAGTTTCGTAATCTCCTTAGATAGAACTGTGAATTGACGCTCTCGTTCCTGTTCTAACTTTATAGTCTCCTCAAGTTCTTGAAAACCTTTCTGGAGTTCCTTTGCCTTATTTTGAGCGTCTGTAATTCTATTTAACCGAAACTCTTCTTCTATTGTTTGAGTGCAAGTAGGGCAGACCGTATTCTCACTAAAAAACTTATGCTCTTTGGTAATAGAAGATACTTTCTGTGAGATCTTACCCTTAAGATTGTTAAGCTTTACTAACTTATCATCAGCACCAATAACTTCTTCCTGCTCTTTGGTATAAGTAAAAATCTGCTCTTCCGTCTTAGCATTCTCAGTCATATAAATGCCAACTTCTGCGTCCAAATTGGTAATTTTTTGTTGGTTGGCATTGATATTGGCATTACCACGATTCTCAAGTTCCTCAATAAAACTCTGTTGCATCTTCATCTTATCCTTAAGAGTTTCTTTCTTAAGTTCAAGAGATTTAATTTGATCTTTCTTTTCACGAATCTTATCCTTGATGAGATTATTCATCGCAGAAAAAATACGAATATCAAGAAGGTCTTCAATGACTTCACGACGATGTGCCGTAGTCAGTTGCATAAAAGGTACAAAAGTACTACTACCCAAAATTACAATTTGAGTGAAAGATTTATAGTTAACCTTAAGAATATTCTCTTCTAGAATTCTTTGATTAGCACGATCATCTGCTTCTTTATGCAGAGGAACTCCATTGACCTCAATATCAAAAATATTTGGTTTAATACCACGACGAACAAGATAATCTCGACTATTCACAGAGAATTCAATCTCTACAAGACAATCTTTTTCATTTGTAGTATTAACCAGTTGTGGTTTGTTAATCTTACGGAATGGTTTATTAAAAAGAACAAAAGTAAGTGCATCCAGAATTGTGGATTTACCTGCACCATTTGTTCCGATAATTAAATTTGTATGGTGTTTTTCAAAATCAACTTCTGTCCAATGGTTCCCAGTAGAGAGGAAGTTGCGCCATTTAATCTTGTGGAATACTAACATTCTTAGGAGGAATAACGATATCGTCAGGAGTGATCACAGCATACTTGTAATTATACATCTTACACGTCTTGATTGCAAGCTCATCATCAACTTCTACAACTTCCATTTCTTGTTCTTCCTGATCCTCTAATTGAAGTGCATAACGAGTTGCATCATCTTCTTCTTCAAACAGAAATAAAACTTTATGACCATATTGGTCTTGAACTGCATATGCTCCGTCGTCTTTTCTGTCTTTGAGTGTAAGAAGAAACATTTATTCTACTTCGCAAGCTTGTTTATAAAGATCTTGGAATATTCCCTTGATGACATTCTTATCAAACTCAAACTCTGCCTCATCAATATATCTATTCAAAATAGAAATCGTGCTTTCTTCTTCATCAATCTCAAAATCTTCACTTTCTTGAATATCAAAGTTTTCAACAATTTTAAGTTCTTGAATACCAGCAGTATAAAGTTTATCAATAAACTTTTCAAAATCTTTTGGTTTGGATTTCTTACGGACAATCACTTTAACAATCTTATTCTCATATTCAGTAGCATCAAACAACTGATAAGGAGTGTCCTCATAATAAATGTGATAAAACAATTTATAAGGATTGTTGATTGGAGTATGAGTGAGGGTTTCCGTATCAAAGATGTGAAAACCACGAGTATCGTTCACATCCGTCCAATACATTTCATAAGGATTTCCAAGATAAAAAACCTTACCATTATCAGAACGAGTATGATAATGCCCAGAAAATACTTTAGTGAATTTATCAAAAATCTTTGGATCCGTTCCGTGATCTTCCATAATCAAATTGCGATTCACACGGAAACCTTGAAGTTCCAAATGACCCATTGCAACTTTTGCTTTGGACTTTTTGATTTGATTGAGAGTTTCATCATAATTCTCACTACAAATCCAAGGCACCATCATAATATCCAAACCACCAACTTTAATGGTCTGTGGAGAACTATAGGTCCGAATATTAGGATAGGTTTGAAGGAGCAAACTTGGGGAGTTAACACTATTAGTATTTTTATAATAGCAATCGTGATTACCAACAACCATATGAACCTCATAATCCCGTAGAGGTTCAAATACAACTCGCTTTGCCCATTCCAGACTTTGATAATCAATTGACTTGCGACTATCAAAAGCATCCCCCATATGAATGACTGCTTCTACCCCTTGCTCTTTTAGAGCAGGAAAGAAAACATTCGTATAAAAGAGTTCAAAATGGTCGTGGAGATACTTTGAACCTTTTCTTGCCCCGTAGTGACTATCGGTTAAAATGGCAACCTTCATCTGTTATTTCTGTATTGAATATTATCTTTAATTGTATTATAGTCCGAACTGCTGCCAGAAAGCAAGCTGTCGTCAACCATCATAACCTCATCAAATCCTGTTCGTTCGATAATCTTGGTCTTAATATCTAACTGCTTCTTTTCCTTTTGAATTCTTCTCAGGAATGCATAGTGAATAATCTGAGTGAAGTAAGCAAAAGGATTCTTTGATTTCTCTGGATCAAAGTTGTGAATATATTGAACGCAATTTTCAATTCCGTCAGAAATCATATCCTCACGGAACATATAATTCACAAAGTTTGGTTTATATGATAAATGAGTCGCAATCTTTAGAAAACATTCACCAAGATAGTTTGGAATCGGTGGTTTGCCTTCCCAATGCTTTCCCCTATCTTCTTTGGTTGGTTTTCTATCATACTTTTGAAGAAAAGAATTTTCGACCTTAGAACGATAAACAATCATCGCTTCTAATAATTCTCTGTTGTTTACATAATGTTCAGTCTTTTTCTTTGACATACCATTGGACTCATCTATAATTTTTGTTTATTATAGCACACTTTCCAAAGGCTTGACAAGATCTGAAATCATGAGTAGAATCGCTTTGTCGCCTTTGAAGATAAGAATCTAGCCTTCTTTAAGACCTTTAAAGAGATTTTCAAGTTTCTTACGAGCATCTTCAACAGAAGAAATATAACCCATTTTGGATGAGGGTTTTACTTTGCCCGAAGGATTATAAACATCTATAGAATCATCTTCAATATAATTTGTATACATATTGATTAATTTTTTATCTTTAGTTTCAGTCATAGTAATAACCTTATCAAGTTTAATGATAAAAAAGTCATCGTCTGACATTTCTATCCAAGGTTTTACTTTAATATACATTCCATGTTGATTATGGAATGATTTCATTGTTACTGGATTTTGAAGTACAATGACAGCATCTCCATCATTTTCGTCTACCATAATTAATGATAGAATTTCTTCACCTGATACTAATTTAATAATTGCGTAAAACTCTTCTCCCATTAGTTTTTAAGCGGTATGTTTACAATATCATAATTAAAGTTTTCTTCGTTATAAACTTTGATTCTTTCGATTAAGTGATTAAGTGTATAGTTTTTTCTTGACTTATAACTGATATCATCGGCAATGTCATATAGAGTTGCCTTTACTTTGTTTTCGCCTTTTCTGAGTACTCTGCCGATAGATTGGAGATTTCTAATTCTCGACTTCGATGGTGAAGCAAACACAACGTTATGTAAGTTACGTATATTAATACCGGTAGAAAAAGTCCCATAAGATGCTACGATAATTGCATTATTTTCTTTTTCTGTAATTTCACGAACTTTCTCTCTTTCTTCAGTATCTACACCACCATGGACAAAGAAGACATGGCGCTCATCCTGAATGTTACTATTTATGAGTTCGTATAAAGGTTGCCCGTGACCTTCAACTCTAGAAAATAGAATTAGAGTATTACCTTTAAGGTCTAGAGCAAGGTTTTTAATAAACTTATTACGTTTTTCGTGATTGATAATATACTGAACTTCATCTTCAAAAGTCTCAAATTTATTCGGTGGGTGTTTCAATAGAAGAATATTAATATCCAACTTGGCAACGTGACCCTTCTGCATCAGTTCTTCTGTTCTGATGATTTTATATGAAGGACCAAATAAACCTTCTAGAATCCATTTATGTGTCTGCGTACCGTCTAGAGTTCCTGTAAAACCGTAACGATATTTTGCATCAGAAAGTTTTGTCATTATAGATACTAATGACTTTGATTTAAACTGGTGTGCTTCATCTCCAACGACCACATTAAATCTTGAGAAATATTGTCGGGGAAGTTTGTAGATGGACTGCCAGGTCGTAATGATCACCTGAGAGTCCGTTTCTCTTTCTTTTCCTGCGTATATCTTGTGGCAAAATGAACCCACATCCCACCCATAATCTGCAAAGTCTTTATACATCTGCTCTACAAGGGATGTCGTCGGCACGACTATCAGAGTATTTTGTCCTTTCTCAACGTAATATCTCACAATCGAATATATCATCAATGACTTTCCAGAAGCAGTTGGAGATATCAACAACTTTCGATTATGTTTTAAAGCGTCGTATACTCCCTCAACTTGGTACTCACGGGGAGCGTACTTGCAAATAGAAGTCATATAATCTTTCACACCTTCTTTTGAAATCATCTCATTGACTTCAAAAGGAAGACCATAAAACTTATTGTTTACGAACTCATAAGTATACTCGTGATTTTCACAGAAACGGGTAAGTTTATCTAATAGTCCAACATAAATCTCACCAGTCTGTGTATTGAATAAGCGTATTTTTCCGTCCCAGTGTCTGTTGCGAAACTGTGGCATGAATTTTGCTCCGGGCACGTCAAAGGTGAACTGATCCGCAAGTTCATAATAGACGTGTGGTTCTGCCTTTACCTGAAGATATACCTCATTCTTTTTCGATATAACCAAATGTGACATACGTTCATATCAATACAAAAATATTTATTGGCAATAAAAACGGGGTCAATTGAACCCCGCTTGGAATCTGTGCCATTCAATAGCATTTTTGATTTGATATGTTCTGTTTGAAACTGTCTTAATAATTTCCTCTAAGAACTTTAACATAATATCGTAATATCTTATCTTGAGTTCTATCTTACTTAACTTCTCATCACCATCCATATGCCTCTGTAACGCCTCTTTATCTCTAACTTTATATGGGAACGGTTCTTCTTCGTAGACCTCTATAGGCGCCTTTCCAGTGTAGTAGTTGTATCGTTCAAGTTTAACTCTATTAAAAGACTCTCTTGCCTTTTCGCGCAACAAAGTAATCGTATTATAGATTGTATAGTACTTGGCGTGAAGTTGGGGAATTTTTAAAGATTCATCGTGTAAGTTATCAGGATCTATGACAGAATCTCTCTGCCACATTTCCTGAATTTCATCAAGGTTCATACTGCTGTATTGATATTGTAGATAGTATACTTGAAAACTACGTCCGCTGTAAAGTACTGAACATCAGTTAGTGTTGAATCGAATTCTAAAGATGATAATGAAATTGGAAATAGGTCTTTGAATTTTACAATTGCACTTGTATTATAACTACTATCCAAAATATAAAGACTTCCATCACTAAATGCTTTTTTTGAATCTAAATCTCGGGTAACATCAGTTTCATTGCTTAATAAATCTCTGTATTGCTGAGTTGTTTCTGGAAAACCAAGTCCAGTTAACCAATTATGAACTGCCATATAATTCACCATATCTTCATCCACCAAAAATCTTAAAGATAAATCTCCATACTGAAGTTTATCACCAGGTACATCAATATCCTTTAAGTAACTTGGTTGTTGATTTAGTGATAATGTAATTTCTGGAATTCTAGCAGAATTGCAGAAAAAAGTAACCTTTGGTTCTTTGGATAGAGTGAATTTAAAACCAACAGGTGATAAAAAATTTCTATTTTGTATTTGCTTATTGAAAGCAGATGCCATAATCTTTTATTTGTATTTAGATAAAAAAAGAGGGTCCGAAGACCCTCTGAATCGAGTTGTGAACTAACTCACATTAGGTTAGCAACCTTAACTCTTCTGTAGTATACGTTGGCGTTGGTGGTCAGAGCACCAGCACCTGCGGTAAGACCCTCAGCGAATGGGTTAGCAACCATTCCGTAACGGGTCTTAAAGCCGATCTTAGGCTGGAAGGTGTTCTCGCCAACGGCACGTACCATCTGAAGAGGTACATATGGGCAATAGAACAGACCAGCATCATATGGGCTAGAACCCTTATATCCAACAACGTAGAACTGGTTAGCAGCAACGTTTGCCGAATATGGGTCAATGTATACGCGATACTTACCTTGGAGAACACCAGCGAAGGTGTTGCCAGTGTCATCAACGTTCAGGTTAGCATTGAGTGCAGGGGTATAATCGAGAACACCAGCCATTGCAAGTGCCGAAGCAACGTCAGCAGAGCAAAGGATAGTGTTACCCTTCCCTCTACGAGTTTGCTGTGCAATTGCGTTTGCATCGCGCTCGATTTGGAAGATCAGACCCTTGAACTTTTCAACCGACCAACGACCGTTGGAATCAACATCAAGGTCGAAAGTACCAGCGGTAGCGGTGTTAACTTGAGCACCAGGCTTAGCAATCTTATAGATGGTTCTGATAACTTCGCGGTTGATCTCAGCAAGAATCTCAGTTGAGAGAATGTTTGCGAGTTCAGCCTCAGCATTCAGACCGTGGATTGCCTTCAGATCCTGAGCAAGCTCAAGTGAGTACTCAGCTTTCAGAGCACGTGACTTAGCGGTTACAGTGACTTTCTCGATCGAGAATGCCATCTGGTTGAACTGATCAGATTCGCCAAGCGATTCTGCTTCGTCAGTTCTCATGCCCTGACCGACATTATAATCGGTTGGGCTTGTTCCTTGGTTTGTTGGGCTCAGGAGACCTGGGTTGCTACCTTGCTGAGCAGTGGTACCCATACCAACAGCACCATTGGTCCAACCATTGGTGTTGTTGAATCCGCTATCTTGACCGGAGAATGCTGAATCTACTTCATCATAGAAGGTCTCAGCGCCACTCTGAGTCTTATAGCGTGAACGCATTGCAAAGATGAGTCCAGTAGGACCGTTCATTGGTTGAACGCCACACAGATCATAAGCGATCAGGTTAGGCATTGAACGGCGGATAAGGGAGATCAGTACAGGGTCGAAACCTTGTAGTGCTCCGGTTGAAGCGCCGCTTAGACCAGTTCCAGTACCAGTTGAAGTGCTGGTGAAGTTGGTTGGTGCTTCGTAAAGAAACTCACGCTCTTCACGAATAGTTTTTTCTTGGTTTTCAAGCAGGATGGCAGTTACCGCTCTACGATGTGAATCTTTGATTTCATCGAGTCCTGAGTAGTCCAGAATCGGTGCCCACTTCTCCTGCAGTTGTTCCGTATTGTACATCTGCATTTGATTTTTACCTCTTTAAAAAGTTTTGTTTGACTTTATGATCTATAAATCACTTTTTAGCGACTCTAGTGAGTGTTTGAAGATATGCTTCCATAATTGGTGATACAGACTTAACTGCCCCTTCTTGGGTTGCATCTTCAGACAGACTTTCGGAGTCATCTTTTTGAGTACCAGTATTTGTTGGGAAGTATGATTCCCTCAGAGTTACCAGTTTCTCACGATAGTTTGCTTCACTATCAAACTCAACATTTTCTGCAAGAGAAGCGAGTTTGTCCTTCTGAGAAAGTGCAAGACCCTCAGCGACTTCAGCAAAAATTACATCAGCAACTGACTCTGCTAATCTTCTATTAAGAGCAACATTTCTTTCGATTTGCTCGTTGAGTTTTTCTTCCATTTCATCAAGTTTATCTACCATACTCTCGATTACATCATATCTATCTTCAGGGATTGAAACATAATGATCTTCAAAAAGTTGCTTCATACCATTGAGGAAGCTCTCAGTCATTTCAGTCTTAAGACCGTGCTCGACTGCAAGAGCATTCTCTTGAATCCACTCATCAGCAACATATTCAAGGTAAGCATCAACTCTATCGGTGAGGCTTTCCTTAATCGCTTCAATTTCTTCTACGAGTGTTTGCTCATAAGAAGCTTGAAGTGATTCTTTAATTTCAGCAACTTTCGATTTGATTGCTGCTTCAAAGATGGTACGTGCTTTCTCTTGGAATTCTTCAGAAAGCTCTTCACCAGCAAGGAGAGCATTGACATCTTCTTCGATATCAAACTCTTCTTCCATTTTCTTTTTCTTCTTACCACCTTCTTCCTCTTCTTCTTCCTCTTCTTCTTCTTCCTCTTCTTCTTCGTGCTTGGCTTCGGTTACTTCCTCTTCGCCCTCTTCGAGTTCCTCTTCGTCTTCGACTTCTACGAGTTCCTCTTCATCTTCAACTTCTTCTTTAGCAACAGTTTGCATTGGTTCTGCAGCCGCTGCCTTAGCATTAACTACATTTCTTACCTGTGCAAGAGTTTTGCCTGGAGTGTTGAGATGTGCTGATTCGTCATCTGGACGATAATTTTCGGGGGTAGGACCACCTAAGTCTTCCCAAGCACCAGTCTGTCCTGGAGTAGCAACTCCAGAAGCATTCTGAGCAATGTTGTGCATTGGTTCGGCAGGTGCAGCCCCTTTGGTTACTACGTTTTCCATTTCTTGTAAATTTCTACCAACGGACATTTGTTTAGATATTTGAATATAATCTATATTTATTTATAAATTATAGATTTGAAAGAAACTCTTGGAACAATTGTACTTTATGTTCCTGGAGAGTTTTTTCATCAACAAGCGTATTTATTCTACGTTTTGTTGATTCTGCGAGTTTTTCACGAAGAATTCCTCCTTCCCAAACCCACTCTTTACCTTCCATAATTCCCTGAACAAAAGCATCAGGAGCAGAAGGGTCGGCAACGATATCAGCAGCAGTTGCTAGCATAAAATCTTCACCAACAATTTTATGACCCTCATTGGTCATCTTTAATGATCCAACACCACGAGAAGAAACACCAAGGCAAACACCTTCACCAATGAGAGATTTTGCAATCTTACCCATTGGTGTTTCTAAGAGTTGTGCCTTGCCAATAAAATTGCTTCCGTTTTGTTCGAGAGAAACAATCTTATGAGAAACTCGGTCAAGATTGACGGTAGGACCATCGGGGTGACCAAGTTCTCCAAGAGCACGACCTTTGGCAACAAATGCTTCATTGTATCTTTTTACCTCACGGGAAAGAGTTTCCATTGGATACATTCTTCCGTTACGGTTACAAATATCACCCTGAAGGAAAATACCTTCAATATACATTTTCTTTTCAGCACCTTTTCCTTCGGTGATGAATTTTACTTGTGATACTTCTTCTGTGATAAGTTTCATTTTTTTATTCGGAAACTAGTTGAACAATTTCTGTTATACTTAAATTAGTTGCTCCACCATCAGAGAGAGCAGCAACTTTTACGCTTCTTGCTATACTTGCTTCAGTTGTAGTTATTACCCCAACAATTGAAGATGTGTTTGCCGATAATGTAATACTAGAATCTGTTATTGCAGTAACTAGTTGGTGAACAGTATTGATTCCAGCAGGTTGTGCATTTTCAATCGTTGCATAATCACCAACAATAAAAGGATTGCCTGCATTTGGAGGTAGTGTTACAACGGTAGAGGAACCAGTTGTAATTCCAGAAACTTTTTGTCTGGCAATTCTTTCCTTCAAAACTTCATTTCCATAAGGAGAAATATAAAAAGAATTGGTCGATACTGTTGGATTCCCACCTGTTTCCACATAAACCGCTGTTAATCCTGCAGCAACTCTAATATATCCACTTTTTAATGCAATAGGATTACTCGTTGCTGCTACAGAAACAGTCGGAGAAATTCTATTTACGTTTTGAACAATTTTTATTGCCATTATTCGTTTTCTCCTGTTTGATCTTCATTACCAAACATAATTGCTGCAATTTCTGGACGAGCAGCATCTACTCTTTCTGCAGCTTTGGAATATAGTAATTCTTTAATTCTGGTGGAAACATCCGAAGGTGCTCCATCAGTTGCAATCAAATCGATAAGTTCTTCCATAAAAGTAGTTTATATTTATAAGATTATTTATATCTTCCCACCTTTGGGTTCAGATGGTATTTCTGATGCAGCAGATTCAGTTGGTACTTCACCCAGTGCTGGTCCTTCACCAACTGTACCTTCAGGAGGAGTGCCTTCTGGTGGTAGAGGATTTCCCATCTCATCTACTGGTGCATTAGGATCTGGGAGAATACCTTTTGAAATTTCATCTTCAATTTGTTCATCAATTTCGATAATTTCAGCATCTGTTTGGCGAAGAATCTTTTTACGCACATACTCTGTAGAATAATACTTACCAATATAAGGTTCAATTTGCGTCATCAAAGATACGCGATTTGTCAGAATCTCTGCTTCTTTAAGTTCTGCAAAATGATTGTCATACAGAAAATCATACTGAATATGATCTTCCATTCTTTCCCAATCTTCTGGAGAAACAATATTCTTCAGAAGAAGTTGAGTACGAAGCATATCATTGAACATATTTGAGAAACGCTTTCTAAGTCTCCCTACAAACTTAGAAAACTTAAGTTCATCTCTCAGAATTTCTGATGAGCGTCCAAGATTGAATCCATCACCACCACCAGCAATTCTTGTTTCTGGAACTCCTAATGCCCTATAAAGTTTTTTCTGGAAATATTCAATATCAGCAAGTTCTCCAAGATTTTGACCACCTGGAAGAGTTGTGATTTCAGTTCCTCTACCACCTTCTCTTCTTGGAAGCCAAAAGTCTTCAAGCATCGCCATATACTTACGATCATCACGAATTTCTCCAGTATTCGCATCATAAACAAGTTTGTTACGATAGCGACTCATCACTTCTTTAAGATATTGTTCTGCCTTAACTTTTGGTAAGTTGCCAACATCAATATAGAAAATTCTACGCTCTGGAGCACGGGATAATCTATAAATCACCAAAGAGTCTTCAATCATTCTTAATTGATTGAGTGCTTTGATTGCTTTGTGTAGATATGAGAGAACCGTTCCTTTATTTCTATCAACTAATCCTGATGTGCAATAAGTAATCGAATCTTTTGCAATTTTGAGAGATCCTTTTGATGCTCCACTTAAGGAACCCATAGGATAATTTGGTGCGGGGGAATATATGAAATATTCTTCAACATCAGAATAACTCATTTCTGAGTTAGTAAGATTTGCGTTTGCGGTTAGAGTACTTACAATAGGATTGCCATTTTTGCCATTCGTCTTTACCTCTTGACGAACGTGCTTCATTTTCATTGGATCAATATATCTAATTTCTTTAATGCCCTCGTGTGGTTTTTTAGTATCGATAACCTTTAGATAATATAATCTACCATCAACATACCAATTTCTAAAAATTTCGTGACATTTTCTATCAAAATCCATCATTTCTTTGATAGATTTAAATTCATCTCTGATTGCTTTCTTTAGTTTATCACTTGCGTTTAAGTTTGATAATTCAATTTCAACGGGAGAATCATAAAGATCACTTACAATTGCCTCATTTACAACGTCTTCAATCGCAGCATCACATTCTGGATGTAACGCCATTTCACGATAACGACGCATTAAATCGAACTCAGTTCTATAGACACCTTCTATATCTACATACTGACCATAAAACCCAGATTGAATAAAATAATCAACCCCGTCCTCATCTGTCTGAGGAACGGGGGATACTATAGATTTAGATTTTTCTTCTGTATCTTCAATCGAAAAACCAAAAAGTTTCGCCATTTTATAAATTTAAACTGTTATTTTACTATTTAGTTAATGTCTTCACCACCAGCAGCAGGAGATGTTCCTTTAACTGCTTCCCACCAGAGAACTTGCATTTCAACTGTGAATTCTTGAATCGAATCCGTACCATAATCTAGAGGAATGTTGCTGATGTTTGTTGGGAAAATATCATAGAAATGATATGCTCTTAAAGTGGTACCATCACGATTAAGTTGATAAACAAAAGCATCTGCCTGATATGCTGCAGGATCAGTTGCACCTGTGTTATCGGAAACTCTATTAATTGCATTCATCCACTTTTCAAAAGCAGAACGAATTGCAAAATCAGTGTCGTTAATAACTCCGATTGTCCAAGATTCAAATGTACGATCCCCAGCAAGTTTTAAGGTTCTTCCACGGAAAGAAACTTCCAGAGGAGTAACACTTGATGCTGGAAGAGCAGCAGACTTAACTAAAAATCTTGCCTTATCTAAGGTATTAACATCTGCTGGAGCAATGTCAGGGAAAGAAAGAACAACTTCAAAAAGATTACTTCTTGTACCACCACCAGATAACTTACTTTTGAAGTCAGTAATCTTCCTTAAAGGAGGTGGATTTAATTGCTGTCTGGTTGCCATAGTTTTTTAAACCTCTAAATTAAAAGTTTCCGATTACTTCTTCAAAATCAACACCAGTCTTGGTGGCAATAAAATTCAGTCCAATGAAGTTGATTGATCTTGCTGGTTTGATAAAGATATCAGCTCTAAATTCATTACTATCTATCACTGCAGCAGTGTTATTTGTTTCATCGCAAACTACAACATAATCAAAAATTCCTCTCTTCGCTTGAACATCACGGAGGAAAGGTTCAACGGTGTTTACAAAGTTTGTTCTTGTAATCTCATCGTTAAATTCGAAGAGAGCATCTTTTGCTGCTTGCGAGATAGCATTTTCAAGATAAACGAACAGGCGACGAACGTTGATGCGATCAAATGCCGATGCCTTAGCAAGTCCAGTCTTATCTCCAAACAGAATAATACCAGATCCAGGTGAGAAGACTACTGGGTTGATTCTATTTGAATAGAGAGTGTCTCTTTGTGATTTTGTTGGATTGTATGCAAGTTTAACTGCATTCAGAATGGCACCTCTTGTTGTTCCTGCTGGCGAATACCAAGGGAAGTTATTAATATCATTGCGGGCACAGAGACCTGCCATATCACCATTTAGTGGAACATATCTGAAAGTATTTGCAAATCTATCGTACATGTATTTGTAACCACTATCAAATACTGCATAAGATGATGAAGTGATAGGGGCATAGAATGAAACAAGATTTGTAGTAATATCACTTGCAGAACGAACTGTTACTGCACCTTGCTCAGTTGTATCAGTTAAAGCAGCACCTCTATAAGGGGAAATGAATGCCAGAGCATCTTTTCTCAGTTCTGCAACTGAAATAATTTTATTTGCAAGAGCTTGGGCGGTTTCTTTTGCATATGATGCAGATCCCATCAGTAAGAAATCTACGGTGTAATTATCAGTAGATTCAAACAGATCATATCCATCCGACAATTCTCCAAGAGATGCTGTAAGAGCACCAGTCGTACCAATGCTTACCTTTCCAGCATAATCTGCACCTTTGGATAATACATTGTTTGATGCTCCAGAGGCAGCAAAGATAACTCCATCTGCTGGTTGATCCCAAGCATTGTCTGTTGCAGGTGTATAATTACCTGTGAATCCAGTCGTTACGATTCCTGTTGGAGATCCTAATCCAAAAATATAATTTGAATTATTTGCTAAGTATTTTCTCCAGTTAGAAGGATCTCCAACAGAGAACTCAGCATCAGAAGCTTTTGATATAGATAAATGCTTTTCAAGAATTGTTCCAGCATTGCCACTGATTGAACCTAAACCATCAATGACTACAACGTGAACTTCATCGAATCGTGATCCTCTCGCTGAGGCGTATGCAGAGGTACCAGGGGCTGGTGCGATACTGCTCCAGTCAGTGTTAGAATTTGTTGTTAGCCCAATTTTTTGCTGACTAAACCAATCTACACGAGTAGAAACTGTAGTGGTTGCAATTCCTACACCACTATTGGTTAAAACTGAGATGTTTTGATCAGTATAGAAGCTATAAATTCCACTTTGCTGATAATCAACAGATGTTTCTGTACCAGCAGCAGAAACGTGACTTAGAACTTTAACATCAAGTGTTCCAGTTCCAATTCCCGTGATAATTCCTTTTAAGTATCCATCTAAAACTGATGTAGAACCAGCACCAGGATTAACCCTTCCACTAACTGATTGGGATACTCCATAACCAACTACAGCGCCAGTAGTTGTAAGACCTAAGGTTTGATCTGCTTTAGAATCAATAATTGCAACTCTAAGTCCATTTGACCATGTACCAGGATTTCTTGCTGCAACTACAACATTAGCAACAGTATTTTCATCATAACCTAATAAGTTATAATGCTCTAAACTATCAATCTTTACGCTAGCAGCAGCACCAACCATTCCATTGACTAAACCAATATCATTTGCTCTTACTACTCTAAGAGATCCACCATAAGCAAGATATGATGATGCAGTTAACCAATTTTCATAATGCTTGTCAGTTGCATAAGATTGACCAAAAATATTCAATAAATCATTTTCATTTTCTACTAATGTTGGTACGTCTACAGGTCCTCTAGCAAAAGGTGCTACGATTGCTCCAGTTTTATTGGATGATGGAGCAACTCTTCCGAGTGTTAAATCAAATTCCTTTACTACAATTCCAGGAGATGCTAAATTTAGCGGCATCTTTATTCTCCGTGTTATCCAGAATTAATCTAGAAATATTTATGAAAATGCTTATTTTAATTGGGGAAACGCTGCATGAATGTTCACCAATCAGGATATTGCCACTCGCTAGAATATGCTTTGCTTTTTTTAGATTCTTGAATTCTTTTAATCGTGCAATCTTTGCACTCATATGAGTATGATGAGATAAGTGTATTATTTTTTCTTGTTTTATAAAAACTATCTAATAAATTTTTTTTTATTCCGCAAACTCTACATTTCCTTTCTGTGAAAAATAAATGCTCTACTTCAAATTGCTCTTCTAAATCCATTATCTATATTCCCACATATAAGATCGATCACCATATTCATCTAAGTTCCAAACTTCTAATGGTTGATTTCCGGAATTCTGAGCAGTAGATAACCATCTGTCTCCGGTACTCTGTTCAACAAAAGATTCCATATCATCTAATCCATCAGAAATAAATCCGAACGGAGACATATCTTGTTCTATCTGATTTTTTTGTTCTTCATAAATTCTTTTACGAACATCATTGTCCGTCATTTCTTTGAAATAATCCTGAGCAACTAACCAAGAAAAAATAACAAGACACATTGCTAAATCATCATTACATCCTTCTTCTGCTTCAAAAGAATTATGCCTCTGAGCAAAAGTGGTTAATTCTGAAATGATATCATAATCAACTGTAAGTAGTTTATCATCTTCTAATAAAGTCTTTAGGTTAGAACACCCAAGTTTTTTAACCGCAGCAGTCATTCTCACACCAAGTTGGGATTTCTTTCCACTAAATCCTGATCCAACTAATTGCCCAGCACGACCTCTCATTGCACACATCAAAACATTATCATATTCCAAATCAAAATGGAGAATGTTTGCTACCTGATCACCAATATCATTGACTTCTATCAATAACCAAGAATTATTATATCCCTTTGCAACTTCATTAATAATGCTGGGAAACAGCATTGGTTTGATTTCATTGTTCCTATATTTTGCAACTACTTTATATGGGAACTCTGTAATATCAAAAACAATAAATGCTGAATAATCATTTCCAAGACCACGAGCAACATCAACTGTCATCAAATAGTTATGTTCTTCTTTTGGATGCTCATAAACATCTAGTCCAGCATTTCTCTTGATAGGATCCTCATATACAAGATTTCTAAGTTTTGCTGGATTAATCAGTGTATTGACAGACCCTAAAAATTCACATTCAAATTCAACTTTAAACTGCTGTTCTGAAGTGTTAGCAATTGTTTGTTCTTTCCAAACAGCGTCTCTACCAGGTACTTCTGACCAATGAACATCTGTGGGGACATATTCGTTCTTGCCCCTCTCAGAGTCATGCCACATACGGTAGAAGTGATTCATACCGCGTGGTGTAGAAACGATAATTACCTTCGTGCTTT